CCAGTGCCTCAATGTGGTCGGCTGCTGCTTGGCAATCCTCATCTTCCGTGTAGTAGACGCCGGACAGATCGTGACATCTTTCGCGCTTCAAGCGCAGCCGCTTCACCAGATCGTTGTCTTTGGTCATTCCTTCTCCTCCTCAATGAACTGCGCGGGGTCTAGGGCGCGGATGTCTTGACTGCACCCGCACGACCCCCACGGGGAAGATACGTCCGCCGCCGCATCCAGCGCCCGCTTGATCGCAGCCTCCACCAGATCGGCGCGGATGTATTCGACGTCGTTTGGAAACGCGGTCTGGTCGGTTACAATTGCATTACCGCACTCACTCACCATAATCCGTTTCGGTGCTTCACTCATCACACTCCCCCTTCCATGCCCACTTGCCGTTGTGAGGGCAGTATTGTCCTAGACCACGCTCAATTGTCTCTTTTCGCCAGTTGCTATTTACATCATGCACCACAAGCAAAAAGGTTATAAGCATACCAATAATAAGCCCGAACACTAACCCAGCCCATCCAGAATCCATCACACCCCCTCCGTAAAATACTGCGGCAGTTGGCCTTCGACCCACTCGCGGCGGATCACGGCAACACGATCTTCGTCAGCATAGTTGTCAGCTTGACTGCGAGCACGCCACCAAGTGGGTTCAGTTAGCCATTTGTAATCATTCGCCCAATGCACTTGCTTCTTGGACGCGTCTTCCTCAATCGCGGCGATCTCATCCAGCGCGCGCTCCCGCTCCAGCACCTCGACCCGCTCTTGCAACGGCTTGATGTGCGCGTCGTAGATGTGCTCGATGACGAGCGCGATCCTCTGCGCGATGGCGTCCTCGATCACGCTGTTACGGATCAGGTCGCGCGCCATCTCTCTCATCTGTGCGTGCTTGTCACTCACAGCTTCCCCTCCCGCATCTTCCGAAAGACCACCTTGAACGCCTCGATCACGGCCCGCTCTACTTGCGCCTCGGTCATCCCTTCAGCCCCTGCAAAAGTTCAATCGCTCTTTTCTCAGCGTCATCAGCAGCGCGCCAAGCCTGCGCTAGCTGGTTGGCTCGTCTGGTGTTGAGATCGAGAGCCTCGTTGCGCTCGGCGGTATGATGCTCAAGCATCAGCACCATCGTTGCCAGCGCGTCCTCCATGCTCACTCCCTCGACATGGCCGAAGGCCCGCATAGCCTGCTCCTTCACGCGCTCGATCTCTTGCTTGTGTGCCGGTGTCATTGTCTCGCCTCCATCGGGTAAAGCCGGCCCTCTCTCAGGTTCCCATCCCGGTCGAGATGGAACGCAGGGATCTCGACCCACTGCCCGTCAATGAACTGCTCAAGACGCCAGCGGAAATTGTTGTTCAGAATCAGCGGCCCAGCATCGTAGTCGAGCATCCACTCGACCACGCGGATCGTTCCCTCTTTCACTGCCTCGGTCATTGGCTCACCCCCAGATTGCTCGGCCTCGGCGGTGGGATCAACACAGGCTCACGAACCGCACGCAAACCAGCAGGCCTCGGCGGCGGACGCAGCACAGGCTCATACAGCCTATGCGTCTCACACACAGTCACCGCACCGGGCTCCTCATGCGCGATCAGCGCCTGCACATCACGGCAGTGATCCATCTCGGCGTAGACACCGACGTAGCCTTGCCAACCTGTGGACAGCCCCACAGTCAGAATTGTCACACTCAGCACGCTCATGGTCTCACCTGTCCAGTTTGCCGCGCCAGATGCAGCATCACGCGCGTCAGCGCAGCACTCACACTCGGCGGGATTACATCTCGATGCTCCTGCATCGTCAGCACAACGCCAACGCTCGGGAACGGCAACTGCCAGATAACCTGTCCGTCATCCTGTGCCGTCACCGACGCTTCCATCCTCAGAATGGGCATTCCTCTCCCCTCCCATACGCAGGCTTGCTCACCTCGCTCGGGTCGCGCTTGTCTGGCTTCTGCAAGAAAGACTCACGCTCCCGCAGCTTGGTACCTAAACCCTGCTGCCGCAGCTCCTCTTCCAGCCACGAAGGCAGCGGCTCTTCATGCGTTGCCATGACCATCCTCCCCATTGTTCAACGGCTCCTGCACCATCCGCGCAGCCATCTGCGCCAGCGTCTTGATCTCATGAGCACGGGCCTCGTGCCACTGATGCCCGCTCGTCTTGTCGTTGCGGATGATCTCAGCAACACGCTCAATCCGCTGCAACGCAGACAACAAGTCCGCGATCCTCGGCTCACCCCACCTTGCCATGACGACCCCCCAACATCTCGTCCCGCTCCTCGAGCATCAGACGCAGGCTCCGCACGTCCAGCAATAACTCCGCCTTCTCACCAGCCAGACGCGCAACCACCTGCTCCAGACGCATGATCTCGTTGCGCTGCCGCGCAACCTTCGAACGCAACACGTCAACCTCACTCGTCGCCATCCTCATCGTCCTCCTCGGCCACCGAACCTCGGCCACCACAATCCTCACACACATCCCAGCGATAGGCCAAGTACGCGTTGGGCCCGTACCCACGCACATACTCAACCTCCACACGGCCCTCACCGTCACACTCAGGACACCGCATCAGTGCTTCACCTCCCCAATCGTGCTCACGTTGTACCGGCCAGACTCAACCGACTCAGTCAGTAGACGCAGCGCAGCAGACAACTCATCAGGCGACAGACGATACGCAATCGCCATCACCATCCACATCGATGCCAGATCGCCAACACTCACGCGCGCAGGCAAACCACGCATGAACACACGCTTCTCTTCCTCAGTAAGCATCCGATCCCATCTCCTTGTTGGTTTCGTACAACCTAACCACAAGCAGGGAGGATTGCAAGAGGGTTCTCGAGGCGCGGACCTCGGACCTTTACACTTTACGAAAGGGCTTGCAGAGGGGGAGGGGATGTGCTAAGTAGTTGTTAATCCAGAAGAAATCTATACGCTCTATACAAAATGAGAGAGCGTTGTAAAGGCATCTGTAAAGGTGCCTTCTTCTGCGTTTTCAATGGGTTAGCAGCCAAAAACAAATCCCTATATAGGACCTGTGGCCACAGGATTTGTGGCGAAAAATTTCTCACACAAAAAACCTGTATAGAATGTAAAGAGGTGGGGTTTGGGTGCGCTAACCTATTGTATTTGCTCTCGGATCTTGGACCTTGGGTCTTTACAAACGCCTTTACAGAGGGGTTTTGAAATGTAAAGAGTGTATAGAGCTGGTGTGCAGATGCCCGATGCTGCCCTCGTCCGCAGTTTTGGTCTGAGATTTTCGAAAATCCTGTGGCAGAAAGTCCTATATAGGGATTTGCAACGGCGGCTGGGCTGTTGTACGTTGCGAACAAGTAAACGTGGGGGTCACCATGCTGGAACAGGCGAAGCCCCGGGGCAGGACCCGGGCGAAGGCCAAGTCTGAGATCATTGCGGATGAGATCGAGAAGGAACACGGTCGCATCCTGACCAACCGGCAGAAGGAGTTCGCCCGGCTCATCGTCGAGGGCAGGTACTCCAACACCGAGTGCGCCCGCCGAGCGGGCTACGCCATCCCGGAGAACCACGCTGCGGTGCTGCTCAACGGCAGGAACTATCCTCACGTGGTCGAGTATGTCCAAGAGCTGCGCGCCGAGCGCGAGCGGCTCTACGGTGTGACGCTGGTCGGCCAGCTGCAACGGTTCCACGAACTGTCGAGGAGCGCCGAGGAGGCAGGTCAGTTCTCGGCGGCGGTGAACGCTGAGAAGATCAGGTCTGCGCTGGGTGGGTTGACCATCGACCGGCGAGAGAACATCAACACGCTGGACCAGCTGTCCCGGGATGAGATCGTCGCCCGCTTGGCTGCCTTGCAGAAACAGTACCCCGGCCTGACCATCGACGGGAGCATGAAGGACGTCACCAATGGCAGGGCCAGAAGCAAACCTGTGGCAGCGATTCAAGGCAAACCAACCGCCGAAGACGTTCTTGACACGGATCGAGAATAAGCACGGCGGCGGCATCCCCGATGTGTTCCTGACCCTCGAAGGGATGCCCCTCTGGATCGAATTGAAGATAGGCAAGGGTGGCAGTGTTGTACTTTCGCCACACCAAGTTGCGTGGCATACAGCCTACAATGCGCACGGTGGCCTGAGTTTTTTCTTGGTATCAGACCCCCGGTCCAAGAACCTAGGTCTTATCAATGGGTTACGCGCGGTCGAGTTGCACCGTGGAACTTGGGCTCCGCTTGCGTGTGGCATTTATGCCACAATGGCCGAGGTCTGGGTTGCAATTATGCAACAGTCCGTCGACCACTACAAGAGCCTTGCGGCCTTGCGTCCTCGTGCCCTGACATAGGGCCGAGCCTTGCGGCCTTGCGTCCTCGTGCCCAGCCTTGCGGCCTTGCGTCCTCGTGCCGTGGACCGGGGACCACGGGCGCAGGGAAAAGGCCCCCGACCCGAAGGCCGGGGGCAAGTGAGCCGCACCCGGAGACAGCACAGGTGCGGCGCGGCAACTAGTGCATGACGATGGCCACGGATTTAGGCGAGCGGGTGGCGGCGCCAGCGCAGAGCTTGCACGCGTCGCATGTAGTGCGGCGCCCGGCTTCCTTGCTGGCGGGGCATAGGACCTCGCGCCTTGGGTCTATGTCCCCGAGATCGATCAGCACGCGGAACGTGCGGCGCCCTTCGGACCAATGCGCTTGCGCTTGCGCCAGCGTGTCGGCGCTTTGCATTGCGAGATCGGGGCGCCAGCCGGTGCGGTGCGTGTATGCGGTCCAACCTTGCGCGTCGGAGATCAGGTCATCCCATACCTCAGACGGCGCCGCGCCCGGGTCCCCGTAAGTACCGATGCGCACCATGCGACCGCGCCCGATCTCGCGCCTTGCGGCTGGCGTGGTGGCGTCGGGATACACGCCGCGCAGGAACGCGCGGTAGGTGATCAGCACGCCTTGCCCGAGCAGCACGTAGCAGGTGCGGTCCTTCGCTTGCTTTCGCTTTGGGTCCGCCGTCGGAATGCCACGGTGTGGACAGTCGCCGCAGATGGACACGTCCGCGCCCGTCTTGCTGGCGTCGCGCGGGTCCATGTCGGCGCGCAGAATGTAGGTCTGCACCATAGTTCCCGTCTTGCTGTTGGCTTTGGAATAGGTGGCGATCACGACGATAGGCGCGCCGTCGATTAGCGACGGCCCCCGGTAGATGATTCCTGCGGTTTGCTGTTTCATTGCCGATCCTCTTCTTAGTTGATGTCCCTGCATAGCATGGCCACAAGTAAAGCACAAGCGGAAAACAACCCATGCCTTGCGGCCTTGCGGCCGCCCGGCCCCTTGCGCCAAGGCCGAAGGCCTTGCGGCCTTGCGGCCGCGCGCGCCCCTTTACGAGGAAGAGTGCGAGCGGAGCGAGCTCCGAGTCCACCGACCCAAGGCCGAAGGCCGTGGGTCATATCGCGTGCGAGCAAAGCGAGCGCCGTTTCAATGGGCTTGGCTGGTTGGGGCGGCCCCTGTGGACCGCCCCCGCTTAGTTACTTGAGCTCGGCTGGTGTGGGCAGCGGCGTCGTGATGCCGTATGCCTCTAGCCACTCGGGCTCGGCTGCGACGAGCCGCGCGTATTGCGTGACCTCGCGCTTGTAGGTGTCGCCATACTCGAACGAACCCCACGTGTGCGGCGACCGTGCTGCGACCATCCAGCGCGCGTAGCTATCCTTCGCCTCCGACGCTGGCGTCTTATACGTCTTCAGGATGCGCCACTCCCAATCTCCTGCGCGATACACCGCGTAAGGCTTCTCGAGCGAGCGCGATTTGCTAAAACGGTTAGGCATGTGCTGTCTCTCCTTTGATGATGACGTTGAGGTCGTCGATGGCCTTCTGATACTGGCCTCGCTTGTAGTGCTGGCCGGTTACCTCGCTGGCCTTGGCGAGGATCTGGGTGCCGCTGAGACGGCTGTTCTTCATGCCCAACTCGAGCATCTTGAGGTGCGCTCGCAAGAACAGCGCGGCGATCTTCGGTTGGTCTAGGTCTAGCAGCATGTGTCTCTCCTTGGGTGAGGTGGGGCGCCATTGCTGACGCCCCGGTTGATTACCACGGCAGTTCGTCGTCGAGGACGTTCGGCTGGATCCTCTTTAGCCGACGGATCCAACTGTCGAAGTGCGAGTATTTCTCGACGAGCTCCGGGCTCTTGCCGTGCGTCGCCTCGTATGCGCGCAGGAAGATCGATGCATCGCAGTCTTCCTCGAGGTAGACGACGCTGCCTTGCTGGTAGCTGTAGCCCGAGAAGTCGCCGGGCATGAGACCGACCTTCTGCAACTCGGTGAACGAAACCTCGAGCCAAGCGTGGCCGGGATCGGTGTGGAACGTGAACGCCATGTCAGTTACTCCTTGCTGGGTGTGGTGGGGCGCCATTGCTGACGCCCCGGTTGAGTTACTTGTGATGCGTGAGCGCGTTGGTGGCCAGCTTCTGCATCAAGGCTGCGAGCGGGTTGACGAAGTCCGCATCGATCTCAAGATCCTCGGCCTTCGACTTGAGATCCTCGAGCGAGTTCACGAACTCCTTGATCTGAGCCTCTCGCACGGTCGGCATCTCGCCGATGCGCTTCATCGCCTCGCGGAAGAAGTCAGCCGGGTCGGCGCTCCAGTCGACGTGCGAGTCTCTCACGAACTCGTATTCCGTGCTCGCAGCTTCCGTGAGGCGGTAGGCATACTCGAGCCGCGTCTGCGTGTAGGACTCACTATCTCGCACAACCAAGTCCGCGTTCGGCTGGTTGTACCCTTTCGCAGTGAGCGCCGCGACGATGGCATCGAGCTGGTTCCGAATCTCTTGAACGTCCATAGCTGTCTCCGTGGGTTGAGTTACTTTCTTCACGCGCGCAACGGCTCCACCGCCTACCGCGCGAGGAGGGGCGGAGCGGCAAACCCGCTCGCAGTCAACGCCCCGAAGCCCGGAGGGTCAAAGTTTTTCCAGAGCGGTTGGGACGCCAGCGCTGTAATAATTGGTGATCGAAGCTCGGTGGCTGAACGCAACGCCGAGACGCCCGACCTTCGATCAGGAATTGTTACAGCGCGGGCTAAGAGAGCCAAGCAGCAGTCGCTCTGGAAAAAGTTTGAGGGCTTGACGGAGAGTCGGGTTTGATCGCTATAATGACGCGATCAAGCCGGTCGGCGCGTGGAGGCGCTGTGTGTGTGTAAGGTCTCAGCGGTGTGCAACGGGAACAGCAACGGTGCATCAAGAGCTGAGGTCCGATGCAACCTAGACTTGCGTCAGGGACACTCACCCGTAAGGGCCGAGACCGAAGGGCTCGGTTCATGAGTGGCCCGCCCGGACGCCCAGAAATCCTAGGGCATGACCCCTAAAATATCTGCGAGCGCTGGCCCATCCATGCAGCCAGCAGCGCACCTGACCACGGGCCACGGTCTGAGCAGCTCGATGCCCGGCCCGCTGACCGCGCGCCTCGGGGTTACTGGAACGGATCCGGGGCATCAATTGCACACCACCGGGGAGGGGGACCCCCCTTTTTCCGGGCGGGTTGTTCTGCGTGCGACCTTTATTGTTAGGTCGGCAAAAAATTTCGGGTGTAATTTCATTTGACTTGTTGGTAACCCCCAAGTACCAAGGTCCGAGGATCAAGCAACGACGGCAACGGTCCACGAACCACCCACGTTTGACCCACGACTTTCCCACGTTTGACCCACGAGCTGAGGAGCGAGCAGAGATGGCAGTGATACCGATGAAGATGGACCCTGATTTTGCGGAGATGGAGAGCAAGGCGCTTTCGACGATTGAGGCGGATTTGCGGTTGATGGTTGCGGAGATAGAGGCTGGTGAGGCTGCGAAGGCGGATGCGGCACGGGATGTGAAGGATTCGTATTTGGTTGCGAAGTCGAAGGGGTTTAATGTGAAGGCGCTGCGTCGGTTGATTGCGTTACGGAGGAAGGATGCTGCTGCGGAGGCGGAGATTGAGGACGCGGTAAGGCTTTACAAGCGCTGCATGAGTATGCTATAGGTTGTGAGCAAGTGGCTGATTGGGGTTGGTGGGCCTTGCTGCACTGACGCCTGATCTGGTCCCGGGCCCAAGGTCCACGGCAGGCCCTCCCCCGTGCCGTGGCCCTTGGGCCTGTCTTGTTTTTGTGCGGTTTTTCTGGTTTAGTCCGTCGTCATGGAGACGGTGGATATCTCACGTGGTGGGGAGTATCTGGTTGCGCATGTCTTGGAGACGTGCGGTGTGCGGGTTATTCGGGTTGATTTGAGTGGTCATGACTTGTGGTGTCGGACGCCGAGCAACCGCCTTGTGACGGTACAGGTGAAGGCGTCTGCGAAGGCTCGGGACGGGCAGAATGGTTCTGCTTCGCGGTATGAGTTTTACGACCGGCAGGGTGGGATGAAGCCGGACGTGTATGGGTTTGTGGCGTTGGATTTGGGGTTGGTGTTGTTTACGGCGGAGATGGGGAAGCGGCGGAGTATTGTGGCGTCGTCGTTTACGGATGAGGCGATGCTGGCTTCGGTTGCGAGATTCTTCTACTGAGGGTATAGTTCCGTGGTCCGTGGACCTTGGCCCTAGGAGGGTATGATGCCGAAGAAGATGAATGCGATGTCGAGGGGCCGAGCTGCGAAGGGTTCGCGGGAGTTGCGTGAGATGCGCAATGTCCGTGAGAGTTCGGATGCGGCGATGCGGTTTCAGGGCGAGGAGTTGGAGCGTGAGCGGATGCTCATGAAGGAGCCTGTTCTGATCCCTCCGATGCGCCCGAAGAAGTTCAAGGCTGGTGGGATGGTTGACTACGACGCCAAGATGGCGATGCTGGACTATCCCGGGACCAAGGGTGTGAGCATGCCGGATGCTGGGAAGCAGCAGCTGACGGGTAAGGGTTTCCGGGGCACGTTCTGATGAACGAGCGTCAGCTGTACGATCTGGCGGAGCAGATGGCTAACCGGTACGGGGTTAGCCCTGATGTGTATCGTCGGATGATACAGCAGGAGAGCGGGTTCAACCCGAAGGCTGTGAACAAGCGGACGGGTGCGACGGGCATTGCGCAGGTTATGTCGGGGACGGCCCGAGATCCGGGGTACGGGGTCAAACCGCTGGAGGATCGGTTTGATCCTGTAGACAGTTTGCGGTTTGGCGCTGAGTACTTGGCGGCGATGCTGAAGAAGTTTGACGGGGACTACCGGCTGGCGTTGGCGGCGTACAACGCTGGACCGGGCACTGTGGAGAAGGCTGGTGGGGTTCCTCAGATCGATGAGACGCAGGCTTACGTCCAGAGCATCCTTTCTACTAAGATACCGCCTCAGCGTCCTGCTGGTCTTGTTCCGAGTACGCCTCGAGGCCCTGTTCCGATCCCTCCGCCGAGGCCTTCTGAGCCTGAAATTGAGGACGAGATCGAGTCTGTCCCGATTCCGCCGCCTCGTCCGGTGGGCATAGCGCAGATTCGGACGCCTCAGATGGCTGCGAGGCCTGTGATGACGGCGATGGAGCGTCTTCAGCGTGGATAGATGCCTGTTTTGCGGGGCATTTGCGGCCAAAATCCACGTGCATGGGCATTTTCAGTGTGCTAGTTGTGGGCAGAATGTGGATCCATGCTGCTCCGGAGAGGTTTGTGACCCCGAAGAACGCATTTTTGGACGCGGTGAGGTTGTGGACAACGACGGAACCGTACTCGAAGTACCCGAGTGAGCGCATTGGGTGGCAGTTGGTCCCTGCTTTTGAGCATGGGAAGCTGCGAGTGTACTACCGAGGGGACGATCCGGTCGGTTTTGTGACGTGGACGTGGCTCACGAGGCGTGAGTTCGAGACGCGTGACTACTCTGGAGTGAAGGTTTTCGCCCGAGAGGGTGGCGAAGTGCTCTACATCCCCAACATGATTGCGCCTTACGGGCGTTCTGATGTATTCTTCATCGCGAAAGACATCCGGCGGCACTTGTCGGAGCTCTATCCGGAGGCCCCCGTGGCGTTGTCTCGGCGTCGGGAGCGTGTTGGCAGCTACGCTAGGAGAGACTGATGCTGAGACTGCTGGGTTTTGGTGCGGATCGCCGGGTTTTCGGGGGTGGGAGCGAGGGTTCGGGGGCTTCATCTGATGCTCCGGCTCCCGCTCCTCCACCTGCTCCCGCCCCTCAGGCGATGACGTCACAGGTTTCCAGCGGTCGCGGAACCATTCAGGCCACTGCTCCTCCCACGACGACGACGATAAACACGCCTGCAGGGCCAAAAACCGTCTCGACGGCTCCAGCTCCTCCGAGCACGACAGTTCAGGTCAAGACCACGGCGGAGCTTCGCGCGGAAAAAGAGGCCAAGGATGCCGCTGCGGCGAAGGCGGCGCAGGATAGGGTCAATGAGATCCTCGCCCAGCAGAACGACCGCGACGACCGAGCCCCTGCCGGGACGTATACGGGGACGGGAACCACGGCCAAACCGCCGACTCCGAGCACAACGACCGGATCGGGGACGGGAACTACGACGTCTTCGGTCCCCAAAACGTCTACGGACAGGGCTGTCGCAGAGATGATTGCTGGCAGGGGAACTACCCCCGTCGTAGGCAACTTCGACGACGAGTACGCGCGTCTGAACCTGCTGGGCGGCATCCCTGACTACGCGATCAAGGAGTACACGACGACGGGCAGGGTCATTCCCGGATACGAGACGCTGGTCAGCAACTACAACGCGGATCGGCAGAGAGAGAGTGACCTTCAACGTCAGCAGGAGGAGCAGGCGAGGGCGGCTGAGGCACTTCGTCAGCAGCAAGCTGAGGCGGCTCGACAGGCGGAGTTGAAGCGTCAGCAGGAGGAGCAGGCGAGGGCGGCTGAAGCCCTTCGTCAGCAGCAAGCTGAGGCGGCTCGACAGGCGGAGTTGAAGCGTCAGCAGGAGGAGCAGGCGAGGGCGGCTGAAGCCCTTCGTCAGCAACAACTTGAGGCGGCTCGACAGGCGGAGTTGAGACGTCAGCAGGAGGAGCAGGCGAGGGCGGCTGAAGCCCTTCGTCAGCAACAACTTGAGGCGGCTCGACAGGCGGAGTTGAGACGTCAGCAGGAGGAGCAGGCGAGGGCGGCTGAAGCCCTTCGTCAACAGCAGGTGGCAGCGGCGAGAGAGGCCGCAGAGCGCGCTGCACAAGAGGCGGCACAACTGACGCGAGAGCCTACGCCGTATACTTCTCCTTCGGGGATTGACTATAGCGTCACGGCCACTGGTCGTCCGTATGGTGAACCCGGGGGTATGGACGGTTCGTTGGGGCTCTACGTCAGCGGGGCAGAGGCTGCGCTGGGACCGGATACGGGAATACTGTACGGGGATCTGCCTGATTACTACGGGTCGTATGGGGCGGATCTTGGGGTCACCCCGGGCTACAGCTTTAACCCGGCGACAGGCCGCGTTGAGCCCAACCCGGTCGTGGACCTCGGTGAGATCAGCATTCCGCCGGAGGAGCAGGACCCATTCGACTTCTCGAATGTGGAGCTTCCTAGGGACTGGGTTGAATCCGTTGAACAGAACCTTGTTCGAAACCCAGAGACGGGACGACTTGAGCCGTCAGAATCCCCCACAATGGAGAGCCTGTACGACACGCTCTACGAGAACTTGGTGGGCGTTGGCGAGGCCGACACGTTCGGCGAGCGCCTAGGTCAGGGGATCAATGACCTAGGCACGCAGTTCGTGTCTGGTGTTGCGACGACGGCTGCAAACACGGTTTCGACGCTGGGCAACATCGCGAACTACCTGTCGGACGGCGGCACTAAAAGCATCGAGATGGACACCGATCCGGTGACCGGGGAGACCTTCTTCAGGGAAGTGACGGGGCCGGTGACGGGCAACCCGCTTCAGAGCGTCTACGACGAGCTGATGCAGTTCTCGCAGGACTTCAAGGCGGAGAACCTGAGCGAGACGGCGAAGGCGGCGCTGAGGGGGACGGTTATCTCGGGGGACATCTTCAACCCCAGCGCTGGCATAAGCCTCGGCGACGACCCGAGCATGTTCGGTTTGATCTTGCAGGTTGCCGAGGTTGTTCCGTCGCTGCTGGGTCCGTTGGCCGTGAGCCGGTACAGCACGATTGCTGGCATGGGAACCGCCGGGGTGATTGCGGCGGGCGACCTCGAGCAAGATGCGCGGACCTACATGCGTGAACTGGCCAGCAGTGGCCAGATGCAGAACCTGCCTGCGTATCAGGAACTGATCGACCAAGGATTCAGCCCTGCTGAGGCTGCTCAAGCGCTGGAGAACAACGCGTCGCAGTGGGCGGCTACGGTTGGCGCGCCGATTGCGGCGCTGGCTGGCGGTGCGTTCAATAAGGTTGCGAGCACCACCTTCACGCGTGGGCTCCTTTCGAAGGGTCTTGTTGACGGGACGCTGGCCAAGGGCGCGAATATCGCCGGGAAGGCGGCGGCTGGTTCGGCCATCGAGAGCGTGACGGAGGTTCTGGAGAACACGAGCGCGAAGCTCGCCACGAACTTGGGCGTTGGGACTGACCGTAACATCACCGAGAACAGCTTCCGAGAGGCGGTCCTTGGTGCGATGGGCGGTCTCACCGCGTCGGTTGGCGGGTCTGGCGCTGTTCCGGTGGACCCCGGAACGGGCGCCCCGCCTGCTCCGTACACGGCTCTTTCTTCGATCAACAACCCGCTGCTGGATCAGGCGGACAAGTCGAGGGTCCAGACCCTGCTGGACACGTCCGGGCCTGCTGCGTCGGCGGGTACGGGCCTTACCTTCAATCAGGACACCGGCCAGTACGAGGAGGTCACGCGCGGGCTTGACCTGATTGGGGACTATGTCAGGCAAGGGGACGGGACGTTCGATCTGCTGTTCCCGGACACAGAGACGGCGCGGAATGTTGCGGACGATCTCGGCATCAGCACGGCTGGCCTGTCTGGGGATCAGATCGCCAAGTCGATTGCTGACAAGTTCGGCGCGGCGGGCGGAAACATCGGGCCGGGCGAGGCGCTGCTTGGGACTACAGAGCCTGTCACGGGAGAAGCCGGAGCTGGGACGACTGGCGCGGGCACGCCCTCAACTGGCGCGGGCACGCCCTCAACTGGCGCGACCGGCGCGGGCACGCCTTCTACCGGTACCGAAACCCTCTTCGCGGAACCCGATCTTGGGCTCGGAGATCCGCTGTCCGACCCTGCGTTCACATGGGCTGCGGATCTTGTGAGCGAGGTCGATCAGCTTGGCACGGTCAGCGACATCACGCTGCAGCGGCTGAATGCTGACCCTGCGATCTCCAACACGGCGGTGGCGTCTGAGCTCAACGCCTTGGGCATCCCAGCGACGGTTGATCCCACGACGGGGCGCGTTGTTCTAGGCACGGGAACCGCGCAGCCTACTGCGGATACCACGGGAATTGGCACTCTTCCGGGTGCGTCTGTGGTTACTGGCGCTCCTCTCCCTGCGGAAGTGGTGATGGACTCGGTCGGCAACACGGTGGTTCTGACCAACACCACCACGGGCGAGTCACGCACGGTGCAGAAGGACGCGTCGGTTGCCCAAGAGGTGGAGGCGCTGGCCAACAACCAGCCATCTCCGAGCGGGGCGACGTCCACGTTCACCACTACGGGCACAGGTACTGGAACGGATACGACCGGTACAACCACAACTGGAACAACTACAGGCACTACAACCACGGGCACCACGACCGGTACGACCGGCACAACTACCACGGGAACCACCGGCACAACCACTGGACCCACGACGGACGACACGACCGGACCGGGGGACGAGTCCGTTACGGGTCCCGCTACGGAGCCCGGCGCTGGGACTCCTACCACTCCGCCTCCTCCGGGCGACAGCGGTGGTACGCCCCCCGGCGCTCCTCCGGAAGAACCTGCTGGTACGCCTCCCGGAACGCCGTCTGGAACTCCTCCGGAAGAACCACCCGAGGAGACGCCGGAGACGCCGGAGACGCCCGAGGTTCCCGACATCACCGGAGAGGCCGTCCCTGATTACACCGGAACGCAGGCCCCGTCCCCCATGACGGGCCGCATGCGCCCGGTCATAGGTCCGAGATACGTGCCGGTACCGACGGGGGGCTACTACCAGTACTCCCCGGAGCTGGTGGGCGGCGTTTCGACGTTCGAGCTGCTGTATCCCGGAGGCTACGGGGCCCCGGTTCCGAGCGCGCCGAACTACGCGGCTGCGCCTCCGCCTGACCGTGTTGTTTTTGCAACACCTCCGGTTCCGGAGCAGAACTACTATGTCCAGCAGGGCATAGGTTCTGTGACCCCGGAGCAGGTTCTCGAGCTACAACGGCGTCTTGGCTACATTAGATGAACATTCACGCGCTGCCTGATGACGTGCTCCGTGAGCTGTTGATGCTCACGGAGGCGAAGTATCGCCTTGAGATCCGGGAGAAGGCGAGCGAGAACTTCATGCCGTTCGTGCACCACGTGTACGACAACTTCATCGAGGGCCAGCACCATCGGATCATTGCCGAGAAGCTGGAGCGTGTGGCTCGAGGGGAGTTGAAGCGGCTGATCATCAACATGCCGCCTCGACACTCGAAGTCGGAGTTTGCCAGCTACCTGATGCCTGCGTGGTTTCTGGGGCGGAACCCGAAGCTGAAGATCATTCAGGCCACGCACAACACCGAGCTGGCGGTTCGGTTTGGCCGCAAGGTCCGAGATCTGCTGGACGATCCCCGGTATCGGGAGATCTTCCCGAACACGACGCTGAAGGAAGACAACAAGGGCGCTGGCAAGTGGGGCACTGACAAGGGCGGCGAGTACTTCGCTGCGGGTGTTGGCGCTGCGGTGACGGGCCGTGGCGCGGACCTGTTCATCATCGATGACCCGCACTCGGAGCAGGACGCGTTGAGCGACACTGCGTTCGACCATGCGTACGAATGGTACACGTCCGGTCCTCGGCAGCGTCTGCAGCCGGGCGGCGCGATCATTCTGGTCATGACGCGCTGGGGCAAGAAGGATCTGACGGGTCGGCTGATCGAGGCGCAGGCTTCGGACGTGATGGCGGATCAGTGGGAGGTCGTGGAGTTCCCTGCGATCATGCCGAGCGGCAAGCCGCTGTGGCCTGAGTTCTGGGAGAAGGACGAGCTGCTGCGGATCAAGGCGGCTCTCCCGGTCGCCAAGTGGAGCGCGCAGTGGCAGCAGCTGCCGACGGGCAGCGAGTCTGCGATCATCAAGCGCGAGTGGTGGCAGGACTGGGAGAAGGAAGACATCCCGAAGGTGGACTACATCCTTCAGGCGTATGACACGGCGTACTCGAAGAAGGAGACGGCGGACTTCTCGGCAATCACGACTTGGGGGATCTTCAAGCCGAAGGAGGGAGGTCCGGATCACATCATCCTGCTGGACGCGCAGCGCGGGCGATGGAGTTTTCCGGAGCTGAAGGAGCTGGCGTATGAGGAGTTCAAGTACTGGGAGCCGGACATGGTCTTGGTCGAGGCCAAGGCGTCCGGTCGTCCGCTGATCGACGAGCTCCGATTGCGTGGCATCCCGGCGCTGGGGTTTTCACCGGGCAAGCGCGCGGGTGGGGGCGGCGTGGACAAGACGACGCGGATGCACATGGTTGCGCCGATGTTCGAGGCGGGGCTGGTTTGGGCGCCGAAGAGCAAGAAGTTCTCGGACGAGGTCATCGAAGAGGTTGCATCCTTTCCATATGGAGACCATGACGACTTCTGCTTGGCTGAGGGCACACAGGTCCTTATGGCAGACGGATCTCTTGTCTCCGTAGAACAGGTTCGGGCAGGTGATCTGGTTCACACGCCCGCCGGGCCTAAGCCGGTTCTTGCTGCTCAGCTCACCGGGGTAAAACCGGTGTTGAAGCTGACGGCAGGAGACAACGTCTTACTGGGTACAGCAAACCATCGCGTGGCCACCACTTCCGGGTGGAAACGCCTTGACACAATAAGCGTGTCTGATACAGTGAAGCTTGCACCACCTAAGGAGCTGCTTCTATGCCGTTTGAAACAGATGCAAGTGTGCTGTCCGAACTTGTCGTCTTTGGCGGCAGAAGCTATCGCCGCTACCCGAGTTCTCGCCACCGGCATCTTCGAGAATACTTCTCCCGTTCTGGTGGGCGACGGTTTCTCCACCAAGATGTCTGGGAGCGCTACAATGGTCCCATTCCAGAAGGACATCACATCCACCACGTGGACGGTAACAGCCGGAACAACGCCCCGGAAAACCTCGTTTGTATCCCGGCTGATGACCACTGGAAGGAGCATCAGGAAGACCGGCAAGAGCACGGCTTTTCTGAAAGGAACCTCGAGCATCTGGCACGTTGCCGCGAGAAAGCTGCCGACTGGCATAGAAGCGAGGAAGGAAGGCTTTGGCACCGAGACGTTTCCGCTGGATTTCTTGAGGCTGCCCGTGCCCGCCTTCGGGAAAAACGCGCTGTTCAACGCGCTGACCCCCAGCTTGCGACGTGCGAAGAATGCGGCTGCTCGTTTCCTTCGCCAACAGGTCGTGCAAAGCTCTGTTCTGCGACGTGCGCCAGTCGAAAGAGTCGTCGAAACCGGCGAGAGCGCAAGGGTGTATGACCTGAAGGTTGCGGACGCTCACTGTTTTTATGCCAATGGCTTTCTGGTCCACAACTGTGATAGCATGACGCTAGCTTTGATGCGGTTTCGTCAGGGCGGCTTTATCGCGCTTGCCGGGGAAGAAGAGCCGGAGGGCAAAGAGTTCCGGCGCAAGAAGGAGTACTACTGATGGCTCTGCCTCCCATTCCGTTTGGCGCGCAGATGGACCTGCCTCTTCCTGCCGCGCAGCCGGAGCTTGAGGGCGTTGACGTATCTGTCCCCGAGGTCAACGACTTCGAGGGCGGCGTTGAGATCATCGAGCAGCCGGACGGCAGCGTCATTCTGCGAGAGCCGATGGACGAGGGCATCGGAGAGGTGCCGCACACTGCAAACCTCGCCGAGTACATGGACGAGGATGAGCTGCAGCGGATTTCGACGGAGCTGCGCGCGTCGTACCAAGACGACATCATGTCTCGCAAGGAGTGGGAGGAGGCCTACACGAACGGCCTCAACCTGCTGGGCATCAAGCACGAGGAGCGCTCGGAGCCGTTCGAGGGCGCGTCGGGTGTGACGCACCCGCTCATCAGCGAGAGTGTAACCCAGTTCCAAGCTCAAGCGTACAAGGAGCTGCTGCCGTCTGGTGGGCCTGTGAAGACCCAGATCCTAGGTGCGGTGACCAAGGAGCGTGAGGAGCAGGCGCAGCGGGTCAAGGAGTTCATGAACTACCAGACCACGGAGGTGATGGAGGAGTACGATCCGGATATGGATCAGCTCCTGTTCTACCTGCCGCTGTCGGGGTCTGCGTTCAAGAAGGTCTACTTCGACGAGTCACTGCAGCGCGCGGTGTCGAAGTTTATCCCTGCGCAGGATCTGGTTGTTCCGTACTCGGCCACGGATCTCCTGACGTCGCCGCGTGTGACGCATGTCCTGCGGATGGACGAGAACGACCTGCGGAAGATGCAGGTTGCCGGGTTCTACCGGGACATCGACCTGACGCCGGACGGGAACGAGAAGCGCGATCAGGTTCGCGAGAAGGTTGACGATATTCAGGGCACGACGCCCTCGACGCAGGACACGACGTTTGTTCTGCTCGAGATGCACGTTGCGCTCGATCTCGAGGACTTTCCGGACCTTTCCCCTATGGGAGAACCCACGGGCATCAAGCTGCCCTACATCGTGACGATTGACGAGTTGTCCGGGGAGATCCTGTCGATCCGGCGCAACTTCGACGAGGGCGCGGAGCTTGCGAGGAAGAAGCAGTACTTCGTCCACTACAAGTTCCTGCCGGGTCTGGGGTTCTACGGCTTCGGCCTGATCCACATGATCGGCAATCTGGGCCGTGCTTCGACCAGCATTCTTCGCCAGCTGATCGATGCGGGCACGCTGTCGAATCTGCCGGGTGGCTTCAAGGCCAAGGGCATGCGTCTGCGCGACAGCGACAGCCCGATCCAGCCGGGCGAGTGGCGTGACGTTGACGTGCCGGGCGGGGACCTCCGCAACTCGCTGATGCCGCTGCCATACAAGGAGCCGTCGGCCACGCTGGCGCAGCTGCTGGGTGCTCTGGTCGAGGCTGGGCGCCGGTTCATTTCGCTGGCTGACGAGCGCGTCAGCAACATGAACCAAGAGATGCCGGTGGGCACCACGGTTGCGCTGCTTGAGCGTGGCATGAAGGTGATGTCGGCGATCCACAAGCGCCTGCACTACGCGCAGCGTCAGGAGTTCAAGATCCTCGCGCGGATCTTCGCGGAGAGCCTGCCGCAGGAGTACCCCTACGAAGTCGCTGGTGGTGACAGGACAATCAAAGCAAGCGACTTTGATGGCAGAATTGACGTCATTCCTGTCAGCGACCCGAACATCTTCTCAATGTCGCAGCGGATTGCGCTGGCTCAGACCCAACTGCAGTTGGCACAGTCGAACCCGGACATCCACAACCTGCATGCGGCGTATCGACGCATGTATCAGGCGCTCGAGGTCCAGAACATCGACGAGTTGCTGCCGCCTCCGCCGCAGCCTCAGCCGGTTGATGCCGTTATCGAAAACGGTAAGGCGCTGGCGGGCAATCTGCTGCAGGCGTTCGAGGGCCAGAACCACGACGCGCACATCGAGATCCACATCATGGCGCTGCAGCTGCCGCTGGTGCAGGCGTCACCTCCGGTCATGGGCGTCCTGATCTCCCACATCATGGAGCACGTCTCGTTGCTTGCGCGTGAGCAGGCGGTTGTCGAGGTGCAGGGCCTGATCGCACAGACGCAGATGATGGCGCAGACGGGCGCGGTTGATCCGGTGCAAGCGCAGCAGCAGATCATGCAGGTGCAGCAGCAGATGCAGAACCCGGAAGAGCTCGAGAAGCTGGTGGCCATGCAGCAACTTTCGTTACTGCAAAAGGTAATGGCGCGGATGATGCCGCCGCCTGCGGATCCGATGCAGGACCCGCTGGTTCAAATCCGGATGAAGGAAGTCGGGCTCAAGGAGCAGGACATCCTCCGCAAGGCGCAGGCTGATGTTGCTGACAACATGATGGAAGAGAAGCGCATCCAACAGCAGGCGCTGTCCACGCTGGCTCGGATCGAGAGCCAAGAGCAGATCGCGGACGACCGCAACGCTGTGAACCTGACGCGTATCGACATGCAGCGGCAGAACATGATGATGAGGAACAACAATGCCCCTCCGAGAAGGTAAGTCTCAGAAGGTCATCTCGGAGAACATCCGCACCGAGATGGAAGCTGGCAGGCCTCAGAAGCAGGCCATCGCAATTGCGTTGTCGAAGGCTGGTAAGTCTAAGCCGCAGAAGAAGGCGGACGGTGGCATGGTCTCGTCGTTCAGCCGGATCGCGCGCCCGCAACGGTTTTTAGGAGTGTTCTGATGTTGTACAAGCACTGGAAGGACTACCCGCAGAGCAAGTGGCGCTGGTCGAGCTTCAGCCCCCGGGAGATGGCCTCGAAGCGCGAAGGCGAGTTGATGGTTGACGAGGACGCAATGGACAAGCTCCAAGCGCTTCGGCACAAACTCAACCGTCCTGTGATCATCACCTCTGCCTACCGCAGCCGGGCCCACAACAAGGCGGTTGGCGGGGCGGAAGAGAGCCTGCACATGCAGGGCAAGGCCTTCGACATCCGCATGGACAATCACGATCCGCAGGAGTTCGAACTGGTGGCTCGTGCTGTCGGGTTTAGCGGATTTGGTTTCTACCCGAAGCAGGGCTTCATGCACATCGACACGGGCCGTTCTCGGTTCTGGGGAACGCCATTCCCACAAACGGAGACCAAGCTCCCCGCCGAGCAGCCTGTTGGCAAGGAGCGCGAGAGTGTGTCCGAGAGCACGACGGTGCAGGCCTCGGCAGTCACTATCGCTTCCGGCGCTGGTACAGCGGTGGCAAGCGTGAGTGCGCTGGACGGCAATGCGCAACTGATCGTGGTTGCACTGGCAGCGATCATTGTTTTGGCTGGGGCCTTCATCATGCGTGAGAGGATCAAGGCGTGGGCGGCTGGCTGGCGCTGATACCGCTGCGGTGGAAGATCTACGCGCTGGTCGCGGCAGCGTTCGTTTTCGGGATTTTCGGTATGCGCGCCCGTTGGGTTGATGGCGCGCTTGCCGAGGCCGAGGCGAAGAGGAACGAGGCACGGCTGCGGGCGGTTAGGGAATCGAACGAGGTGAAGCGAGATGTTGAGAGCATGGACGACGCTGGTCTTGCTGACCGGGCTTCTCGCTGGCTGCGCAAGAAGCCTTGATGGCGACTACTGCGACATCGCGGTCCCTCACCTCTTCGGCGGTGAGGCGACGATCAAGTGGCTTGTAGCCAACGACCGGCAACTTCTGGTAGATACTGTAGTTCACAACGAAACCTACGAGCGCCTGTGCGGAGACCACGACCATGCGGATTGAGATCAAGATCCTTCCTGAAGAAGAGATGGAAGTGGACAAGTACGAAGAGGACGAGGACGGCGATATGTGCCCCCTCGCCACGATGGACCCTGAGGTCAACGCCGAGAACCGCGAAGAGGCGATGGAGTATGCCAACTATCGCGAGCCCGAGCCGGGCGCGGCGTTTCGTCAGGATCAGGTCTGCGGCAGCTGCGGCGCCTACAACCAGACCGAAGACATCATGGAGTGCATCGGCGACGAAACGGGCAACACCGGCTATTGCCAGAAGTGGAAGTTCGTTTGCGAGGCCATGTACACTTGCGATAGCTGGGTGAAGGGCGGTCCAATTACATCCGCTCAACAACAAAGTTATGGCGAGTTTTTCTGATGGATGTTGTGGACTTTGCAAAACGTATGTATAGGTTGTTGCGCCAGCGTGAGGAGGAACTCACGGAGATGCTTGCCAATGATGGCGCTCTTAACTGGGAGCACTACAAGTCTGTCGTAGGCGAGATACGGGGCCTCGCTTTCGCGCAGGATGAAATAAAGGCCCTGCTGGAGAAGACGGCAACCGATGTCGAGGACATTATATCTTCCTGACCATGTCGCTAAAAAGATCAACGCAGATCGACTTGCGGAGAAAGCCGCAACTTCTGTCGATGCTGCCTATGTCGAGCCGACGGATCGAGTCCTAGATCCGTCTCTTCTGGACAAATCACTTCTGGATCGTCTGCCTCAGCCCACGGGGTGGCGGATTCTTGTCATGCCGTACAAGGGCAAGACCCAGACGGAGGGCGGTCTGTTCCTCCCAGATGAGTTTGTCGAGCGTGAAGCGCTGGCCACGGTTGTGGCGTACGTCCTTCGCGTCGGCCCAGAGGCATACAAATCGGAGAGCAAGTTTGGTCCGGGGGCCGCTCCGTGGTGCAAGCAGGGCGATTGGGTTTGCATTGGCCGGTACTCGGGTTCCCGGTTCAAGATCGACGGCGGCGAGGTTCGCATCATCAACGACGACGAGGTGATTGCGACCCTGCTGAACCCGGACGACATCAGGCACGTATAGGAGGTGCACATGGCAGAAGCCATGCAGGAAGAAAACGATCTCGTAGAGGTCGAACTCGAGGACAGCAGCCCGGCGCAACCGGAGCCCGCTGCTCCTGTGGACACCGGTTCTGACGACGGGGACGACGATCTTCAGTCCTACAGCAAGAACGTCCAGAACCGCATCCGCAAACTGACCGAGCGCATGCGCAAGGAAGAGCGCGACCGGCAGGAGGCCACGCGCCTTGCCGAGCAGCTCATGCAGGAAAACCAGCAGCTGAAGACGCGGGTTCAACGTCTGGATACCGGTTACCTGCAGGAGTACGGCGCCCGCCTCGACACGCAGATGGAAAATGCCCGCCGCGCCTACAAGATGGCGGTTGAGGCGAACGACCCCGATGCGATGCTCAAGGCCCAAGAAGCGCTGTACAACCTTGCGGTTCAGAAGCAGCGCTATGATGCGGTGAAGGCTCGCAATGCCGCGCCGCAGGAGCAGCCGGTGCAGCAGCCGCAGGGCCAGCCCGTTGCGCAGCAACCCGTAGTCCAGCAGCCAAAGCGCCCGGAAGACCCGAAGGCGAGAGCGTGGGCCGATAAGAACAAGTGGTTTGGCGAGGATCGCATGCTGACGTCGGCTGCGTTTGCCATCCATGCAACGCTCGTCGAAGACGAAGGGTTTGACCCGCAGTCCGATGAGTATTACACTGAGCTCGACCGTCGTATTCGTTCGGAGTTTCCGAACAAGTTTCGACCGGTCAAATCGGGCGTGGAATCCAGCGTCGCCTCGGCTGGTTCCTCGGCATCCCGCAGCACGAAGCAGGGGCGCGGAACGGTTAAGCTGACACCTTCGCAGGTAGCGATGGCAAAGCGGTTGAACGTACCGCTTACTGAATACGCGAAGTATGTGAAGGAGTGAGAGCGATGACCGATAGAACACCTCGCGCAAGCGAAACTCGCGAAGCAACTGCGCGCCGTAAACCGTGGGCACCGCCCAGCCGCCTCGATGCTCCCAAGGCCCCTCCGGGGTTTGTGCATCGCTGGATTCGGATCTCGGTCCGTGGGGAAGACGACAAGACCAACGCCTATCAAAGGCTGCGGGAAGGTTGGGAACCCGTACGGGCCGACGAATACCCGGACTTCCACGCTCCGGTAATCGATGAAGGCAAGTACACCGGGATCATCGGCAACGGCGGTCTGATGCTGTGCCGCATTCCTGTCGAGACTGCCCAAGAAAGAGCCGCGTATTACGGGACCCGGACCCGCGAACAGATGGTAGCAGTCGATGAGGACCTGATGAAGGATCAACATCCTTCAATGCCGATCAGTCGTAATCGGCAGAGTCGTGTTTCGTTTGGAGGACGCGGAAGCGCCTCCTAGTGTCAACTGAAGGAGTAGTACTATGGCAAACGTCAATGTTGCCTTTGGTCTGCGTCCTGTCGGCGTTGTGGGCTCGGCCTACAACACCACGGGCACGACCGAGTACCGCATCGCTTCGACGAACACCAACGCGATCTATCAGGGTGCTCCCGTCATTCCGCTCAACACCGGCTTCATTGACCGTGTGGGCGCTGCGTCGGGCGGCACCGTGGGTATTCTCGGGGTGTTCTGGGGCTGCGAGTACGTTTCGTCCGTCACCGGAAAACTGACGTTCTCGAACTACTGGCCGGGCTCGG